TCCGGACCTAAACGACTATTTAGAGGTTCATCGCGATATCCATATTCAGCAGTACTTTTCAATGAAATCGGTGAATTCTCTAATTGATCAACCGTAAATGCTATTTTAGATACGTTAGATTTAAATCCGACTACGCCTCCTAAATATGATACGTTAGAATTCCAATTATTACCGAATTCCAAACCTATAAATCTACCTCCAGATTTTAAATTTAAATTACTATCAACAAATCTAGAATGAATAGTAATACCAACTCCGTATGCGGAATTAGGACCTCCTAAATATGTAAGTGACGGTATCATTGATCCTGCCGATATAGCAGGATTACTTAATTCCGTCTTCAATTTGATTAATCGATTTGTTGTGAGCCATGCAGAAGCAACTCGTTGTAAATCTAATACTTTTTCGTACTTAAACTGCTCATTTACAGCCGATTGCGGACTGCCATGTTTCGTTAGTCGAACACCGAATGCAGTAGTACCTGCGGTAACCAATGTATTTAATGGTGCATGAACTCGAGTAAGTCCTAAAGGAACAGGTCCGGGAGTTTCTACTCTAGGATTCATTAATCCGGCGCCTACCTGACGAGCCGCCCATAACAATCCTTTAGGTGAAGCTAACCATTGAGTTAATCGACCTACATCCACTGCACTTCTTTCTACTGCAGCAGCCATTCCTCCTTGAATAAATCCATCGTCTGCTAACGGATGACCGCCCCAATATTGCGGATCTGTTTTACCCGGGCGTTGAATTCCTCGTACTATATACGGTTGTTTGAGATAATATGGATTATATGATGAGTCCTGTAAATTGAATTTTGAATATTGTAAATCTAATGCTGAAGGAGAATTTTCTTCAATTGATCTGTTTAATAGTGGACTATTTGTTGAGTTTGAATTCAATTCATATCTATTCTTTGCTGAATAGCCGATAGGACTGAAGGTTTTAAACTTCACTATACCGTTATCTGTATATTTGAATGATGAACCGATACCTAATTGTGAATTGATAGTTTTATTGTCTACTACAATTGTATCAGTATAAGCATACGTGTTACCGGAAATTCCTAGAAACTGACTTTCATTTCTGTTCGTGAATCGAACCGTGAAACCTTTAGCTCCTTGACTGAGATCCGGTGAAAAATAATTTACTGCCGGTGGAGTTGTACCTGACCATCTTGATCCTACAATTGTAGCATCATTTGAGAATTGACCGGGCCCGACAATTGAAATGTATTTATTTGGAGTGGAATTTAAATCTAATATTGAGTTGGTACTGGAAAACGGTGAAAATTGTCCGGAACCAACAATTGAAATGTAACTCGTAGGCCTAGAATCGATATCTAAATTTGATAGAGAATTTCTTCTAGGATCAAACTGTCCGGTACCTACTACAGATTGATATGATGTAGGAGTCGTATCAATGTCTAAATTTGATAGAGAATTTCTTCTAGGATCAAACTGTCCGGCACCTACAGTTGAAATGTAAGTTACTGGTCTAGAATCAATGTCTAAATTTGATATAGTATTTCTTCTAGGATCAAATTGACCAGTTCCTACAGTTGAAATGTAAGAATTAGGAATGGTATTGATATCCAACAATGAGGTATTGGCTCTAAATGGTACAAATTGTCCGGATCCTACTATCTGTAAATATTTACTTGGAATAGAATCAATATCTAATGCAGAACTGTTAGCATTCAATGAAATGAATCTACCGGATCCAATCACATTTGAATATTCAGCAGGTATAGAATCAATATCCAAGCTACTTAAAGAGGGTCTAACACCACCGGAATAAATTGAAAATGATCTTCTATCAATATATCGTTCCGGTATTGAATTGATTTCCAAATTGGATGCCTGATCTACAATATTGTTATTCGGTTGATATCTTGCAGGTGCAGAATCAATATTTAAATTGCTATTGTCTTGAACATCTCTAATTCGATACTTGACCGGAGTATCAATATCCAATGAAGATTTATATTGAATTTCAGCTACCGGTTGATTTATTGATACCGGACTTTCTTTTTCCGGAATCGCAGTTTTGGTAATTGATACCGGCGATTTGGTATGAATTGATTCCGTAGACACTCTAGATATCGATACACCTTCTTTGACAGCAATAGGCTTCATCTGTCTTATCGTAACCGGAGACTTAATATTTGTATTATCAACAACATTAAAGTTCTTATTCGGGCTGTATGGTGTTTTTATCGATTGCGGTGTAGGTGAATAAGCAGACTTTAAGTTAGGCGTCGGTGATGCCGATAACGGTTCAGTCTGTAGAGGTTTTCTGAATTTAGATAGGTTGGATGTTAACTCTGTAAGTGCCATTACTCGTATTTAAATAAATATGGTCGCACTAAAAATCAAGACCTTTGACCGTAATTGTTACCGACACCCTGCGTATATGTATTGTCTAATCGACTTCTAGCGGATACTTTACTAGCAACTACCTCACCGTCCATCGTAACATTAACTTGAATAGGTGTATTAGTGTTAGTCGAATTTTTCTTCAAAGCTTCAGTGTTTTTATTAAAAGCGTCCATCCACTGCGTGACCTGTTCAGTATTATATTGCATTTGCATTGGAGTCAATTTAAGATTATCGCCGGCAAGCGGTTCAGGTACTGTGAACTTGATATCCTCGACTTTCTTCGAGGCAGCCGCTTGCTCAGCTCGAGCCTTGGATTCTTTTGTAATACCGAACCGTTTATCCATCGCAGCTTGGTTTGATGAACCGAGGTAGCCGCCGGTCATAGTATTAAGTAAACTGAATTCACCAGATATTAGCATATCTATAAACGCACCTAACTTAGCCATTGCAGACGCACCCATTTCTGACATCTTAGCAGCTTGTCGATCTTTGATTATTGATTCTTTCTGAGCTTCACTCAACGTTTTAGATCTTTCAATATCAGCAACTGACATTTCATTGATCTTCTTCATTTGATCACCGGTCAAATTTCTAAAGGTTTTCGCGTGACTCATTGCCTTTAACATTTCATCAGCATTCATACCGAAAGACTTGGCTAACGCTTCACGCTGCATCGGTAGCATACTTTCAATTTCTTCTATACCACCCAATTGATCCATCACTGAAGCCAATGCTTCATCAGTCTTACCTTGAAGTTGCAAATACCTCGCTTGTGCAAAATTGATATCTTTACCAGTAATCACTCGAGCTTCCATTTCTGACTGAATGCTACTCTCCAAATCTAGTAAACTTGAAGTGAATTTATTGGCTTCTTCCAAAGTCATACCATATTGTTTTGCAGTACCAATCGCTTTCGCCAATGCTGCATTTTGTCCTTTATAGTTAATGAGAATAGATTTGGAAGTTTTAGCTAGTTCTTTTGCAACGTCGTTAGATTTCAAACCCATATCAGTGAACTTGTTGATTTCATCAGTCATTGCCTGTAACGTCAACTCTGAATCTTTAAACGGTTCATCTAAAAATGACATACTTTCTATAAACCCAATCGATTCTTCTTCAGTTAAACTCATAAATTTTTGCAATTTCATTGCAGCGTCGATTACATCCTTTTTAATCAGTTTATTTGTTCCCAATAAATTTTGTAAACTTATACCGGTTTTCTTAGTCTCTTCGGTCATCTCAGCATATCCACCGGCTGTATAGTTTGATTCTAAAGCGATGTCTTTATAATAGTTTAACTGTTTACCTGCTTCTTTAGTGGTTAACGATTGACTTCTAGCCAAATCTATACTATCATCTCTGAGATCGTTCATTCTTTTCAATAGAAGCCCAAAAGCCAATACTAAACCTCCGACTACTGCTCCGATACCTCCGACTGCCGCTAATGCACCTCGTGCAGCGGTACTTGCTGCTGCAGTGGCAGCTTCGCCACCTGCTGCTGCAGCTGCGCCTCCGGTAGCCGTTCCGCCTGCAGCTGCGCCTCCTGCTGCTGTACTACCACCTCCGAACAATTTACCTAATTTACCACTCATTACACCTCGAGTAAGTTTATTACCAAGTGACTTTGTTAAATTGTCAGCAAGTTTATCAAACTTAAATACTTTTGATACAAGTTTACCACCCGGTATTTTTTCAAATTCACTTATTACATTCTTAGATATATCTGAAAATCCTTCGGTTATTGGACTAATTTGATCTCGAACCTCTTTAATCTTTTCATATTCCTGTAACTGTTCTTTTAAATTGGCCAGAACAGATTTTTGATTATCAAGAATCGTTGCATATTCAGTTTGTTCTTTAGCTTTTGATTCCGCAATTTCCTTTTCCAAATCTGCTATATCTGCTTGAATAGATCGCTGTAATTTCAATGAATCGGCACCTGATTCCATTAAATCGACTACATCTTCAATTCGGTCCAATGATATAGTCAATTTCTCATTGAATTTTCCGGTAATGTTTTTGAGCTGCGGTCCTAATTCAGTCGCAGACTCTTTCAACTTGTCAGCTATACCTCCTAATAGATCATCAGCCAATTTAAGATCATTGGTATTGACTGTAATATTAGCTGTAAGTTTACTTATTCGATCTTTGAAAGATTTGATATCTTTATCAGCTTGATCGGTATTTACGGTAAAAGGTACTCCCTTTGAGTCTACAAGCGGCCCTTTATTTGATGGCTCCGGTCTGTTAGGATCTTGTATCGCCATTATCTTCTATTTCTAGGACGTATCATAGGATATTTGTCTAACGCAGCATGTTCTCCATACTTGTCAGCATACTCATCTCGAGCTTTAACTAAATCTTTTGTAGATTGAACCAATTGTTGAAGGGTAACTTCTAGATTGTCCTGTAATTTATCTATATTTTTTCTTGCAGTTTGATATTGATCTGACGACTGCAGGAGCTTTTCATAAGAAGCTCTAGCTTTCGCATTACTTTTTAACGTTCTACCTAATATATAATCAGTTAACTTGTCTAATAGAATGTCTACTATACCTTCTGAAAGTTTCATATATTGAATTTTCTATAAATATCAATCAAATCATTTATTTGTACCGTATAGTTGTTTCAATGACTTGGTTAATAACGTGTAATAGTAATTTCTGAGTACAATTGGCCAGTTATAGACCGTTTCCCATGAATAAGCACCGCGACTATTGAATACAAATTCATGAATTGATTCATGAAGTTGTTTCTTATATTCTGGAGTCAGGCCAAAAAAAGTTAGTACCTACTTCAAATTCAACGCCCTCCGTTACGTTGCCACATGATGAGCAGGTATAATTGAACTTCAAATCAACTCCCGGAGAAATTTGATTGATATATGATCGTAGAGCTCTAGAATCAGCTGCGAACAGTTCATTGTCTACAAAATTATGAATAGCAGATTTGTCTCGCAATCCATCAACAGATTGAATTAAAAACTTCAATTTGAGTGACATGGTCGGAGGTACTCCATCTTTTTTAGTTTTCAATACACTCATTTCTTTTTCAAGTTTAATTTCATCACCGTGAGTCAACAATTTGAATGTTACTTCTCTTTTTGATTGTGGTAACGTGAACTTGAATTCATTGTGGGATTGCATTTCAACATGTTCCGGTATCTGTCTATCGCTTATAGTAGTTAAATCAACCGTTGCAGTTTCAACTTCGCGACATTTCGGACAAGTAACTCGAACTGGATATTCTTTGCCGTATCCTAATATTCGAGCGGCTATCATTATTGCATCCTTGTCACCGGCAATCAAGTCATCATATTTAATTGGGGTAACAATAAGAGATTGAAACAGTTTATCTATTACAAGACCCTGTTTAATCAAATTTACAGAAGTCAAAATGTCTTCTTCCTTTGCAGTCATGTATTTCATTTCAATTTGACCTGAGGACAGTAGAGAATCCGGTGAATACACTTTACCTTGAGATGGCAGTGAAATTACCTCAGTAGGAAATTGATGTTTTTGTACTTGAGCTTGATTATGTTGTTGAATCAAATGCTGTTTGATATCGTTGATATCAGTATTTGGATATTCATCCGTAACTACTTTTTTTAACATGACTTTTATTTTACTATAAATATAAGAAATTTAAATTTAATTGACAAGAATCGATCATGAAAATGCCTCAAATATTTCTATTCGAGGCATTTTTTTTATTTTAAAGCGGCTTTATTAACTTTAAATCGAAGCTCTCCCCATTTAGATTCACTCGGTATCAATATTCCATCTTTTACCAATTCATGAGCAATGTTTCTAACAAGAGGTATTTTATCGCCCGAAAATCCTGCGAAGCCTAGCAAATCTTTTACATCCAATGCGTCATTACGCCTGTGTCTCTTATCCGTGTTCAATGTATTTTTTATGGTAGCCCATACTTCATCTTTAGTTTTTTGTGATACTCGAGCTGCTTCTGACAATCCGGATTGATTTCTTTTAATAGCAGTAGCTACTATTTTATAAACATCATTAAACATGCTTTTGAGATCTGCAGCATCGTAACCGGCATCCATAAGTTGTTCTTGAATTTCTTCCAGTTCATTATACTCTTTATTGGTAAAAAAGTCTTGTACCTTTACATTTGCAAATTTCTGTAAACCGGCGTGGATCGGTGCAAACTTACTAACTAAATTTAACTGTTTAAATGGACGCTTACTTAGTTCTTTAGCAGAAATCCAAGACCAATCTCCACTTTTCATTACTTTACCGATAGTGTCATTACCTCCAGCATAATATTCAGAAAGTACTTTTTGAACTTCTTCTCTAATAAGAGATTTAAATTCTGATAATTTCATGATTTTTTTTTGAGTGATTTAAATTTAATAATAATTATTAGTATTCTGATTCAAAATATGAAATTTTTGTAATTATTTAATTGGTTTCAATTTGAGTTCTTTTCTCACTTTGATATTTGCAGTTTTATCAAACTTTTTAACTACATCAGATATCTTGTTTGCTAATGCAGTACCGCTTACTGCTTCAATGTCTACAACCAATACATTAGGTTTTACACCGGGCTTAATTGACAATTTCGCATCAGCATAATCTGATTTGATATTAGGCCGTTTAATGTAATCTTCAATTTCACTTTTTATCATATCCAATTTATTGGTAGTGATAACCAATCTTCTGAATGCTCCTAAATTATCAGCTTCATTTACATTTTCATTGATAGTATAACCGGCATCTTTAAGTGCATCGAAAGTGATGTGAAGATTACGTTCTCCCATTCCCGACAATATTACACCGCCTCTAGTAAGACCGGAAATCGTATAATCGCCAGCTTTAAAATTGTCATCTTCATCATCCATTTCAATGGTAATGTCAACACCTTTTATGAGTTTAGGATCTTTAAACTCTCTCAGAACGCTTTGAATTTCTTCTCTAATAAGAGATTTAAATTGCGATAGTTTAATATGATGTTCCTTTATCGGTCGTATTTTATGTTTTTTCAACGCCTTAAATGCTGCATTTAGATAATCAGTCGTACTAATAGTATCAAAAAAGTCTTCTGGTATATCGTAACTCGCTATCTCTTCACCGGAATTATCATACTGTACCATTGATATATGGTCGTCTATCCATCTACTCGGCGTGAATTCAAATACGAAATGAAATTTACCGTCCGTTACGGATCGTTTAGATTTAATTCTACTAGGACGAAACTGTACAGATTCTTTTAATGATTCTTTTTTCATTTGATTGATATGATATCAAGTTAATAAAAAAAGTGCTCCTATTTTGGAGGAGCACTATGATATTGATTGAATTGCAATTTTAGTATTGCAGGATCCAATAATCTGCCTTAAGAGTTACAGTGATATTTACGGCGTCTTCATTGGACCAATCCATTTCACCGAAATTAACGTCTCCGATGTATACACCTTTTCCGGTCCACTCTTCCACTTTATCACCAACAGGACCTAAAGAATGGAAAGTGATATCTTTCTTATAGAAGTCTGAATATCCATCTCGGCCGGTTACTGATTCTTTAGCTAATCGAACCCATTCCATGACCGCTTGTGCACCACTAGGTACAATTGGATCATACAATGTGATGGTAACATCACCCCAACGACCTTTTCCTTTCAACTTACGTTCTACGTTGATGTGATCAATAACTACATCACCGAAAGTTAAAGACGGCCTTGAAGCTGCTTTAATGATGAATGCAGGAATCCCTTCTATATACATGATGAACCTGTTTGCTACTTTAGGTTCAAAATTGGTATAAAATATTTCACTTGGATCTAATAGTTCTGCCATAGTATTTTATTTTAAGTTTATACTTTAATTATAAATATCTTTCTTTTGAAAAACAATTAACTAGTTTAATTCAATAATTTTAGAATAACTCAGTATATTGTTTGTTAAATTTATGCAACCTCCGGCTCCTCTTCAGTCTTTTCTTTTGGAGATTCTATTTTGCGAAGATCTCGTTTAGGTTCCTCAGCAGGTTCTTCAGTCGGCTCCGCAGATTCAGCACCTTTCTTTTTAATGTATCCGGTGATTTTACCTAAAAGCCCTGTATACTTCGCCAGAAGTCGTTGTAGCACTGCATCCTCTTTCGCGATATCAGTATCCATTAAAATCTTAACGTGCTTTTTAATGGCTTCTATCGCCTCCATAGCTTCATTTGTATCTTGCTCTACTAATACTTTTTTAACTTCTTCTCTGATAAGAGATTTAAATTCCGATAGTTTCATAATTTATGTTTTATTTTTGCTTGTTTATACGAATTGATGCGTATGATAACAAAGCTATAACGAAGAATACACTGAATACATACATTCCGAATGTGAACCATATACTAGATTCTTCAACCTTCGCACCATATATATCATTCATTGCTTTCATTACTTCCGGTTTAGCCATACCCTGTATAGTAGTATAATACCATTTAGTGAATGAATAATCTAAATAATTCATAGCAGATACTGCTACAGTTGCTCCGGAAATTACACTTCCAATTGCACCGATAGCAAATCCCTTACGAGCGAATGATTTCAATTTGTCGACAAATCCTTCAGAAATTTGTTGAGACTGCGACTCCAATTCACGTTGCACCTTATCAAGTTTCGATATAGACATCGGTTCAGCCTTCAATTTATCCACATCAATATGTGCAATCGCATCACTGTAATTGTCCTTAGCCGCTTTCATAGCCGCTAACTTTATTTTAGATAAAAAATCTGAAATTTTACCTTCAGTTAACTGATGTTCAAATAAAGCTAAGTCGACTTCCTCTTTAATAAGAGATTTAAATTCTGATAGTTTCATGATTTTATTTTGTTTAAAAAGCGGGCCGAAACCCGCTTCAATTTAATTAAGCAGTAAACGATGCACCTGTTCTTAGAATATTGAAATCTAGGATGATAAATTCAGCTGATTTCGCAGGTTGAAGGTAAATAGCACCTCGCATAATATTACGATCGATATCATCCGGTGTATTATTGGTTTCATCCATTACTACATTGAATGCATACAATCCTTGACGCTGTTGAATTGAACTCAAATACGGATTAACTATATTTAAGAATCTGTTTCTATTTGCAGCAGTATTGTTATCGAATACCAAATATTTGGTTGAAGTGGCAATATACTTTTTAATTGCAATCAACAATCTACGTACATTTATTCTGTCTAATGCAGAAGGTTTAGATTGCAAAGTCTTCTGACCCCATACACTTACACCTTGACCCGGGAACGTTGCAATTGGATTAATTCTAGCTGTATACAATGCATCACGTTCATCTTGAGTTAATCGAGACCAAGCTTCAATAACATTAGGTAAACCACCTCTATTTAAACCTGCAGGTGCATACCATTCAGCTGCAACTCTATCAGAGTAAGCAATAACACCAGGCAATACTACCGCAGTCGGTACCCATACTGGTTTGTTTATATTGGTATCTAGAATTTTAACCCAAGGCCAATAAGTAGCACTGTAATTGTTATCTACTGTGGTAACGTTACCATTTACTACACTGGACAATGCAGAATCAGGAGTTACACCTTTAGACGGTAGACCATCAGAATCAAATACTACAAACGTGTCAGCTCTATCTAAAGCTACATCTAAAGCATAATTGATTATGTTAGTATGATCGCTGTAATTGGTACCTGGCAACACTAGCATATTAATATCAAATTCGTCAGGGTTCTTTACAGCATCAATACCCTTTTTAAATGCAACATATCCGGTAGCTGTAGTACTAGAAAAGTCAAATCCTTGCATGTTTCCGGTATTAATATCAGAACCGTTTAGTTTCACTAAGTTCGGCCTAGTACCATCAAATCCACCTTGGAACGGTACCATGAACTTTCTAGAATCTAGTACAGTCGATGTGGTTAAGTCTATAGACCCAGTACCAGAACCGGCGCCGGCATGTTGAGTATAATTACCTAAATAAAAGTCTGCATTTGAACCGGTAGTCAATCCTGATTCAGGTAGCGGATTCAAATAATTTAAATTGTCAGTGGTAGTAAAATCATATTCAAATCCAAAATACTTTCTCTTATTGTATGAACCGCCAATAGTTTGTGATGCTACATATGAAGCACTAGGAACTGTTACAGAACCTACAAAACCGGAAGGTACTGGAGAATATAAAGCTCTAAATCCGAATGGAACTAGATCGGGTGAATTTGCTATGTTTTCTACATCCGGATCAACTTCAACTCGAACGTATGCAGATATATTTTTGTAATTACCGGAATAAATCAATTTGCCGGAATCAGCAATAGTAGCATATCTGTCACCAATACGACGAGCAATGTAATTGGATGAATTTGGATCCAAGTTAACATTATCAAACACTTCCAATACGTTCGGCCTTTGATCGGAGTCGTCGGTATTAAAAGGAGATCCCTGGATACCTGTCTGATCAACTGCTCTAATTATCACTGTAAATGAACCATACGTAGAACCTGGAACTGATCCGGCAGGTTTCACGTCTGTAATACCAACTTTCACTTCATAATTGGAAGGTAGACCATCAGACATTCTATGAAATCTAAATAAATCTTTAGTGATATCACCATTTACCTTCTGTGAAGTGATCCAAGGAGTACTTGCATACGTGGCATCGTAACTGAAATCCCATGCTTTTGCAGATCCGGTAACTATTTCTACTCTAGTATTAGCATCTGCAGCCAATGAAGCAGATATTGTAGTTTCAAATGCATTATATAAATAAGCAGGTCCAGCTGCCTTAGGACCTAATGGGAACGTTCTAGTTAAATAGGTACCGTTAGTCGATACTATACTAGATGAATATACACTACCTGAGGTATATGCACTACCTGAAATATTGATTACGAAACTACCACTTGTAGTACCACTGTTAGTAATAGTGGTTTTTTCGAAACATGCAGTCGGATTGGTATTGTCATAAAATGCAGTACTACCACTAATAGTTCTAGTAGGATGTAGAGTTGCAACTAACTTTTTACCGTATGAACCGGATACTACGATACCCACAGGTGCAGTCATCGTGTAACCGTCTTCAAACAAAGTTCGAACTATTGTAGCTCTACCAGAGTTTCGTAAATATTCTTTAACAGCATACGGTACGTATGATTCTTCAGTGGTATCACCGAAATACTTAACGAATTCTTCGTATGATTCTACGATGGTAGGAATAAAAGCAGGGCCTTTAATGGTGGGTCCTACAAATGCCGCACCAATTTGTGCTATACCCTGAGGTAGGAATGATAGGTCGCGTTCATTTGAGAACACGCCAGGAGATACTACTTTTTCAGCCATATTTGATTCAATTTAAATTGATTATTGATTTACTTATAAATATAATCAATTTAAATCAAATATCCGTTATTTCAAAATTTCTCCCGTGTCGATATCTATAGTACAGATACCGTACTTACTTTCAATTTGTTTTAGAAAATTGGACTCATCATTCAAACATTGTCTAATTTGAGTTTCCAAAGATTCCAATTTTTCAAATACTTTTTCCAATTCCAGATTCAATCGAAATCGTTCCAAAGATTTGGCACCGAATTGATTTGTAAGATCCAAATAAGTTTGCTGGTATTTTTTGATTGAAGCCAGTTCTTCTTGTGTGATTTTGTTTTCCATAACATTTAATTTACAATAATATATGAATATCTATTGAATTAATTTTTATTTCTTTTATTTGTATACGTGAATAGCACGTGAAATATTGAAATTTGAATCAAATAAATTGCCAATACCCAATAACATTCTGATATGAATGCTATAATAATATAGGGCAACGAGTTGCGAATCAGTTCCAATGTATGCCAAGCATCTGTAAGTGCTACTAATGGATTGGATATCAACCAGGTTAAAACCTTATTTCCTTTAAACCATTCATGTTTGTTTTTCCAACTAATTTTAGGGTTGAACCATTTATACAACTTTCTATTTTTAATGGAATCGAATGGCGTAATCCACCCTGCAGTAAATGATCTAAATAACAGGGTATCTTGAATCCATTTACTGATTGCTATCAATATTGCAAATGCAATTACTGCAATTAAGGTTTCCACATTTTGATTTTACCTAATCCAACAATAACCGGATACAATAGAATCCATAATACTGCGGTCCATAAATTATCTACATTAATTGAAGCTACAATTGCAGCATGAATACTCATAATTGCAGCAGGAATTAAAAATAGAATGATCAACCAAATTGAACTTGGCGCATTTAACTCCAACCACTCAAAGAAATTAACTTTGTTTACCATGATTTCATTTTTAACAATAAATATCTCAATCAAATCAATTTAAAAAAATTATTCGATTTATTAATTCAATATTCATTCGGTTTGGCTTAATAAATAAGCTTCCCAACTTCCAAACCCATATCTTTTTGCTATGAAGTTTAAATACTCAGTATAGTCCTCAAACTCATACAGTACATCTTCAACTATAATCGTATGTATCATATTAATTTATTTTATTTCTACTACCAATAAACTAAGGGTAGAAGTATCAGCAGTATTTCCCAACGCAACTGAAAACACAATATATTGATCTACTGTCCAATCTACATTATAGGTGGTAACAGATGTGTTTACAGCACCTACGCCTATATCATTACTAATACCTTCTTGACCTACTTCTGTAACAGTTGCAGATTTCACTATACCAAACTTATTAAGATAAACCGTATTGTTTGCTGCTGCTTGTGTTATGTTATAAATCCTATTACCAGTAGCAGTTGCAGTTGTGTTAATATGTATGTTTGGAGTCATAGCAGAATTGTTACCTGTTCTTTTGTTTCTTGCTAGTATATAAATTGTATCACCAACGCTAACCGTATTTGCTGGAATTAGGATTGAACTCAATACAGTCCTCGTTAAAGTATTTGTTACTGAGTTATCGGCGGTTACTTTTCTATACAATTTAACAGAAGCAAACCCGGAAGCAGCAGCACTTGCAGATATAAATGTAGGTGAGATAAATGATGCAGTAGTCGCAAAACTAGAACTCGATACTGTCATCGAAGCGGTTGAGCTAGTCAATACATAAGGTTGCAACATGGATGCTGTTGTAGAATTTAATACATATGCAGGTGCGAGTGATGCTGTTGAAGCGAAGCTACTTGAAATGGCATTTGAAGCAGTACCTGCAAGACTACCCGTTATTCCTTGAGTTACAACGAGTGATCCTGTTACTACAGAATTGTTTTGTGATATGAGCCCATTACGAGCTACAAATTCATTAGGCATATTTATTTAGTTTTCCCTATCCAACTATATTCTATAAATATGTGACTAACATTTTTATAGTCCAGCCTGAGGTTAATGCCGTAGCATTAATTTGAATGTTACTAGATACTATTGATGATACGAATGTTATATCTGAGGTACTACCAATATCAACTGTAGATATATCTGTATATGAGGTGGTTGTACCATTCCATACAGTAATAAATTGACCAGCTCTAGCATTTGCACCATTACGTAAAGTGTAATTTGCAATTGCTGATGTATATGAACCGGTTGCTTGCGTAAATAAATTGTTACTACCAACTATAGTAGAATTGACTGATGCTCCTCGAATTTGAGCACCATCAACCGTTAAACTAGTAGCTGCAGTGAAATTAGTAGAATAGGATGCAGTAGCTGCAGTAGTAACAGTACCATTAAATTCACCGGTAAAACTACCACTAAAAGAACCGGTACCTACCAATCTACTACCATCATAAGTTAAAACCGGTACGCCACCGAATGCATTTGAGTTATTGTATTGAATTTGAGTATTTGATCCTCCCGGATTGGAACTACCACCGCCACCATTCATTGCATATGATGCAGTTACAGCGTATGAAGCAGAACCCTGTAAACTTCCAGTAAATGAAAATGCCGTCACTGATCCTGATACATTCAATGAGCCTGTTATAATCGGTTGAAATATTCTCATTTTAAGCGATCTGTGTTACTGTTAATGTAATAGAAGGTGATGCCGGAAAACCACTACCGGCCGCTCCGTATGGAAATGAAGTATTAGCTGCACTAGTATGATACCATACCTCAACATATTCATTTGCATTAAACGGATATGCATAATTCCAGTTCAATGCAGTCTGACTGTTATTTTGCAATTGTACTACAGTATCAGAATACTCCATGTTTGATCCGGTTTTCTTGAACCATATATGAAGATTCGGAGTATTCGTTCCTTGACTTGCAAGTGCAGCAATTTGTAAATTGTACAATCCTGTATGTTGAAATGTAACTCTACTACCACTTACCACACTAACACCTTCACTGAACTGCGTTACCGGAAATGGAAATGAAGCGGATACGTTTGCAGTCGCTGATATGGAAGCGGTATTTACAAATTGTCCGTAATTAAATAATTTGTTACCCCATCTATAAAAACTACTACCACTTATTACGTTAAGATCTCCAGTTACATTCAATGAACCGGTAACGGTCGTTGTACCACGTACTACGTGTGAGCCGGTGAAAAATGCTGAGCCTGTAACTATAAATATACTATTATGGAAATTTGAAGATCCGCTAACTTCAATGCTACCACTTAATACGGTATTACCGGTAATTGTGTTGCTACCACTTAATGTATGATTACCATATAATTGCGATACACCATAAAATATCTGCGACCCGGATATATTCAATGAACCGGATAATACCGTATTACCCACTAATGTATTTGAACCGGAAGTAAATAAACTACCTGTTACCGTTTGATTGCCTCGAAATACATTGGACCCGGTAGTAGCAAATGAAGCACTCTTAGCTACAAATATAGGATCTTTCTCATTGTAATAAGAAGCCGTTGTAGCATAATCTGAGAATGTTGCATATGATGATGACAATACCGTACCCGTCGTACCTCCGGTTGAACCGATTGCAAATCCACTTTCATTGGTCGGAAACGTAATTAATGCACTAGATGAATCTATCAATTGTATATTTTCCGGTATTATTTGATTGTAATTTGAATCAAATACGGTTATTATAGGAGTTCTAGTATTTAAATTATGATTGAATGTATATGAGGTTACATTTGTAAATGATCCGGTTACCAATGATCCGGATATTATCGTTACACCGGCGCCGGCTGATGCTATAATAGTAACTGCACCCTGCCCGCCCGCAGGTACTAATGTAATACCTGAACCTGCCACTAATTGCGTCACCCCGCCATTACCTGCCGTAACCGCATAGGTTGCAGTGTCGGCTAAAGTGGCATTAGCAGCGTGTGATGCTGAAGTAACATTATTAATTGTAATCGTACTACCTAATGTAGATCCGTTACTACTTAATAGTCTTACTTGATTGTTAGCCGGCTGACTTAAACTAGCACCTAAAGTACTTGAATATGATGAAGTACTTGAATATGATGAACTACCTAACAATGAACCGGTAATACTTGATACTACTAAATTACCAGTTACATTCAATGAACCGGTGATTTCTACGTTATTGTTAGGCGTGATAGTGACTATCGGCTCTAAACTAGAACTGTTGAATAGATATATACTGTGATTGTCATTTGCATTACCTATCCATAAATTGTTACTATGACTGTATACATATGCATCATTCGGTCCTCCTAAAAAGCCGTTATAATTTTCACTGTTTATACCGACATCAATGTAATTTTCAGACTCATTACCGTTATTAGCTGTAGCTACTATATCCGAAGAAGCATTTGAACCTTGATTTGTATTTTGAATATTCAATTGTAGATAATTATCCAAATTACCTTTACCACTTATTACATTGAATGATGTGGTACTCGGCTGCCACACGTATAATGCTTCCGGATTAGCCGTAGTTGCATTATCTTGATTGATTATGACAGTGGATGAACCTGATTGATACAGGGAACTTGTAGAAAGTGTAGTATCCGTTATAAAGTACGGTATGTGAGTCGCTTTTCCGCCTAATATGTTTGAAGCAGTTGATGCATTCTCGGCCCAACTTGAAGTACCGTATAATGATCCGGTAATACCTTTACTTGCACTGGCAGGTTTATTTATTGTAATAAGTTCAGTCGAACCGTCTATTTTAATAACATCACTACCATACCCCGGTGCATCGTGATAAAGCGTAAAATCTCGATTCGGTCCATATGAAGCAATTGACCAATGCAATTGACCGTTTGCAGATAGCCCAAATCCTACATTCGGTTCGTCCGGTGGCGATACAGTGTTATCAATAAATAGTCTATTGTAATTACCTGTACCCTGTATGTATGCAGAGTTTACATCCGATGTAGTAACTTTAAGTGAACCGGTTATATTTAGGTCCCCGGTTATAGATTGATCACCGATAAATACGTTTGAACCTGTCGTTGCAAATGTACCGGATACAGAAGTAAAGACCGGATCCGTTTCATTAAAATTTTCAGCCCAACTTGAAGTACCGTATAGTGATCCTGTTATTCCTTCCGTTACATTCAATGAGCCAGTTATTACAGTGCCAGTATCTGCTACTCTAAATCTTCTGGTCCAACTACTGCCATTAAAAGATGCTATGTTAAAACCGCTATCGCCGCCATTTCGTACATCATATACAAACTCGGCACTACCACGTTGTGATACATTTGAATATTGATTTCCAAATAATTGATAGTATGGCCCGTATATGTTACTACCATCAAATTGACCGAACAACATGTTATTGGCCGGATCATTGTTATAAATCAATCTAAACGCTCCACTCATGAACAGATTACCGTCAATCGTCTGCGAAGCTTTAAATGTATTGGAACCGGTAGTAGCATATGAACCGGTAGCTTGAGTTAAACTATTTATTTGGCCCTGTGCACTTGAAGTGTAATTGTTAAATGATGATGTAGTTACTAAACTAGAAGTATCTACCCCGGACGCATTCAATGCATAGCTTGCAGTCTGCGAATATGAAGCACTGATTACATTTTCAGCCCAACTCGATGTACCGTATAAACTACCTGTAAAACTGTTCGCAATAACTGGACCGGTGACTTGCAATGATTTTGATACCAGAACACCGTTACCGGTAACTCGAAGTGCCAATTGAGTCGTATTGCTGTATGGATTTGCTACTTGATATCCTTTATTGACCCAAAAATCAATTGAATTACTTGCTTCGCTGATTGAATGTTCTGTTACTATGTAGTGCGGATAATCACCGCCATAATAATTCAATTTAATTTGATGATTGTACGGTGTACTATCATCCGAGTTACCGGATTTCAATGATACGTTACTTGCAGTTACACTCGACTGTACGTTTTGTGCACCTGTAAATGTATTGGAACCGGTAGTAGCAAATGAGCCAGTATTTACATTAAGATTAGTTAACTGCGATCCATCACCTATAAAACTTCCGGTGAATGTACCGCTTAACGGTGATCTTAACTGTTCACTTCTAAACCTTAAACTCATACAGATTCTAGTTTACCTGATAACAATACCACATCGTCTCCGGATAATGTAAATCCTAGAGATGACGTATCTAAAGTAACTACTACACTTGATCCTACATTTGCTATGGAAACTACATATGAAACGGGTATCAATTGACCGTTAACAAAATATGTAAATGAATTTTTATCAGTTGAGGGTAACGTAGGCGGGGCCGTTAAAATTCTAACGTTATTGAATGTAGCTGTATTTGTCGTTATAGAATCGCTCGGTACTGTTAAATTTGCATTTAAATATTCAATAACATCAGTACTCAAATCAATTTTTACTCCACCAGCACCTGCGGTTGAAGTCACGGAAGTTTTAGAAGTTCCAGTGGCTTGCGTTATAGATTCAGTGGTACCGGTAGTTTCCATTGTATATAAAATCTTGTTAACACTGAAAAACTTTTTCATGTTAGCTTGATTTTTATTTACATGTTCCGGTATCAAATAAGCTTTGGTTCGTAAAGGAATTACACTTCGCACTATTCTATCTTCACCAATATTATTGGTCAAATCTAAACTGGAAGCGTCTACATATGAAATAAATTTATATGTATCTCCGTACGCTTTACCGCTTTGATAAATAAACTGTTCCACCACATCATTCAATTGATCTAACCTTTCAGTCCATACAGTAATATCATATTGCAATTCAACATATTGCGGTAGGTCTATTGCATAATACTCTTTTAATGGAGGTCTACTTAACAGAGACATTTGATCGTATCTGTTTTCTTTACTATATTTCTTTTGAAATATGAGTGCATTACTGCTATCCTTTATAAAGATATCTCGAAATATAGGACTAGGATTCACGTCTGTACGACTTGACATACCAGTTCTTCTAATCACTATGACCGGACATAAAACTTTATCTTCAGGATCTCGTAAATAACCGGAACTTTGAATGCCGGCCCATTTTTCCGGTGAAGCAAATTCTACCGGTATGTCTGATATTTTACCTAATTGAATTATACCGGGTACTACTATATTTTCAATATACCATTTCACATTGTAATCTACATCATACAGTGAAACTGCTACAGGGCGAATCGAGTCGGTATCACGGCGAATCTGTTCTACTCGCTTGATATTCTCATCTAAACCAAATGTACTTTCATTTTTGTTCGAAACTCGACGTCGCATATTTATAAATATCTAGGAGTTGACTTTCTTACGGCTGAATCGGATACACTACTTGCACTAGTATCTATTATATCCAATCCAGACAATCTAGTTCTATGAGCAGCTGCTACCACTGATATTGAGTAACCGTGATCAGTCGTCCCAAATCTAGTTAACGGGTTTCTACCAACCCAGTACTGAGTGTCTGTAGCATTGTCTACCTCCCAAAATGCAGCATCATATTCAATTATATCACCAACTTGAAGAATTAAATCATTCTCAATTAAATCGTCTTTAAGAAAAGCGAATTCCACTATTTGAGTTCTATCTATCAAATTTTCATCAGCATTCGATTCTATTGGAGATAGATTGATCAAAGCGTGTACGAGTTTAGGTGTGTTATACACTTTCCTTCTAGACTCACCGTACAAATTCACGTCGCTTTTAGCAACATCATGTCGATATATTAAAACTTCTACGTCGACTATTCTATGTAAAAGTTCTTTATTTATGTGATAAATTAACGAAGCATCTCGTCCGGATCCAAATAGTGGCATATTACAGTACGAATATCGGTAATGGAATCTTATTTAATTGATTTTGGAGTTGCTCTGACTCGCTGGCTTTTCTTTCCAATTGAGCTAATCTACCAGATGCATCCAAATTCTCTCGTAACTGTGCAATCAATGCATCTTTTTCTGCCTGAGCAGATTGAAGTAGTTCCGCTCCATTCAATGTGGTTTCGGAATTAGGAATTGGTATTGTTGAATATTTGGTTCGAACGTATCCTAACATTTCCTTACACAACGCCAATGTATACATCAATATCCATTGTCTACCGGGATGATTCACATCACCATATGTAATTCTATTGTACGGTACGTTACTGTAATCGGCGATTGCTCCTGCAGCAACTCTACTAGGAACACTTCTTTCTGACTTTACTATATACTCAATCCATAACTTCATATCAACGTTAGGAATTGGACTTAAAGTCAATCTGTTACCGTGCAATTCAAATCCGTATGCTGATCTTCTAATTTGATCATTAAATTCAATGGCCTGTAATCGCAACAAGTCACCATATATTGGCATCAACATGAATGATACGCCCGGTGAATAGTTACCCCAACCAAATTGTTCCAACATTTGCATACTACCCATACCGGTACCTACAAATGGGTCAAAGTATCGAGCCATTGCAGGAGTGGCTTGATGATATATTTTTTTGATTTCAATATCACCATACGTATCAGATCCTTCTAACAGTAAACTTGAACTCAAATCATATCGTTGTACGCCTCGAGTCAATTGTAAACTAGCACTCTTCCATGCTATAGGACCGCCGTAACCAGATTCAATACCATATTCCGTAGACAATTCAACTATTCTACTCAAATTGTTCGATATAACGCGTTGACTCAAATTGGTACTAGCAGAAGCACCTTGAAGATTCAACATGTTTTCTCGAATATTGTATTGATTTACTTGATTTGAATACTCAGTTACTGCTTCTTCAAAAGCTGTATAGAAATTTATGTCTTGCAATTCAATTTCTACTATCGGATATCCTAATCGTTGTGCACACCACTTCGCTACTTTATCGGCAGAACCGGAGAAGTCCGGATCGGCATCATAAAATCCGAATGGAGTATCACCGGGAGCAAATGAACTAGATCCCGGCCAAATTGGAATTATAGTTTCTGGCATACTATTTTAGATAAATATCATCTTAACAAGGAATAATACTTGTTAAATTTCAAAATTCTATCATTCAATCCAATAGTACCACCATTAACCGCTCTAGTAACTCTAGTAATTGTATTTGTATCAGATCCAGCATCTGATATGGTATTGATATTGTTCACAAAGAAAAACCAACCAGCTGATATCATAGCATATTTACTAGCAACTAAATCCGGGTTAGTCACACAATCTTCTCCAATTGAAGTACTAAATAAAGAGTAATTGTTCTTACCTGTCAATTGAATGTAGCCTCTACCTCTGTAATTCCAACCGTCACCGGAAGATTCGGAACCATTACCCATTCTATTAGCATACACTCTATTGGCAATCAATTGAGGTTTTCTGGTATATGTATCTGCTAAATTACCAGGAAAGTATCTAGGAAACACTTTCTTTAAACCGTCAAGTGAATAATTTAAATTTTCCACGGTTACCCTGAATTCACCGGATTCATGCGATACCTGTGATAGAAAATGTGCCATTCGTAACGGTGTATTGACTTTATATTTGTCAATAACAACCGGCAGTTGTAACAATACATTATCAGGTACAGTACCCCGAAGTCGATTTAAGTCCATATTATATTGATTTATATAAGTTAAATGCAGTGTCTAAGCCTATCAATTTAGATTTCCAATTACCCTGCGCTTCTGCATCTAGAAATACCCATTCCATTTTTCTGTCTATTATTTCCGCAGCTTTTGAAAACCAATCAACGCCTAATATAATGTCTTCAAATTTCTTTCTATGACATTCAAATATTTTGTAACTTCGAAAGTCCCATTCAATATGAGACAATTCAATGACCCCATATGGAGTTATCCAATCCAAACAGAAATCCAATCCAAATTTAGGTTTAGTGTAAATCAATCTGTTCAATTCAGGTCGATATATTGCCCAATGTTTCAATTGTTCCAATGCTTTACCTGAGTATCCATATCTAGAAACGCAGAATGAATGATCCAAATAAATGTTAGGATGCGACTGCTTTTGAGTTATCCATTTTTGAGTTGAAGCAAACCAACCATTTTCTTGCCCGGATTCTTTTGCATACACTTCTTTGAATGACAATCCGATGTTATTCGCTTTGTAAAATTCCTGCTCAATAGGTAACAGTTCATATCCTTCTCTATCAAAATTGTCCAGTTCATATTTCATGAAAATTTCTTCAGAATCTGATATTGGTTCTGATAACGTAATATCTTTAAAATGAATCGTATTTGCTGCAAACATATTAATCAATTTCAATTATAATTTTATTGTTCGAAATGTATACTTTAAATGTACTCGGAAGCAATCGTTTGATGTGTTTCAAATAATATTGAACTCTATTAAACGACTGCAATTTTGGTGATTCGAGTAACGACTTCAATTTCATGATTAATCATTGAACTGTTTGTATACATTCAAAATTTCTTCTACTATCGGATGTCTATGATTTGTCTTCAATGTAAATGATACGAAACCTTTAATAGTGGTCATATGTTTACATAAAAAGTCAAATCCGGACTGTTTTCTGTCTTTCAAATCTATCTGAGCATTATCGCCGCACAATATAATTTTACTACCTTTACATAATCTACCAAGCAACAACTCAGTCTGTTTATGAGTCATGTTTTGACATTCGTCAGCTATAACAATTACATTTGTCATGTTTCTACCGCGCATAAATGCTAATGGAATCACTTCAATTAAGCCGTCTTGTACGCACTTGTCTATCTTATCCTTACTGTAACATCTGTACATGTTGTCGTATACAGGTGCAGTAAATGGATCAGTCTTTTCTTTGATGCCACCCGGTAAATAACCGGTATCTTCACCGGAAGTAACTAGAGGTCTAGTAATTACTATTTTCTCTATCTCACGCTTAAATAACAAGTCTAATGCAGTTTGTACTGCTACTAACGATTTACCGGAACCGGCTTGTCCTTTCAATATGATAACATCATTATCAAGTATTAATCGCTTTGCTTCTTTCTGTTCATCATTCAATTGAATTGAAAACTTGATTTCATTTTTCGGTTTTCTTTTCTCTGACTTGAATTCGTTTGAAAATTGATCCATATAACGGTTTCTTATAAATATGATAGATGTTGAACAATATTGCAATAAAACGATTTAATAATTACATGAATTCTAAGAGCTAATTAAAGTCAATTAAATACTGATATTCATTTCAAATAATGCGGGCTTATTCGCTTTCTAATCATGAATGCAGATCGACTACTTTATCGGCTCCCACCAATTAGTACAATACTCATCGGCCGGGTAAGGAATTGTATTCGTTTTGGCCCATTTGATGTAGTATTTACTTACACAAACTTTTTCTTCAGCGGCCCAATGTTTACAATTGGCGCAACATGATCCACCTTTCGGTACTTTCAATCCTGCTTTGTGATTTGCCGGCAAAACCATTTCGCCCGGGCCTCCATAATTTTCAACAACAATATTGTCAATTAAATTTTTCAGTTTCATTGTATTTCTGATATTAAGTTGATAGTAATTTTTGGTTTATAATCCTTCGGCAATTTGTTTACGACTCCTAAGAATTTGGAATGATTTTTGTCCCATCTGAAATTGAACTCGAGTTTGTCTAAATTCATCATGATCTGGCCGGTTGTATGCATTTCCTGTTTATTCTCTCTTCTATATGGGTTTAGAAAATTGTCATCTGTCCATTGTTTAGATAATGCCGGTAAAATTTGATTCGCATCAGTAACTTTTTTCAAAGCTCGTTTAGCCAATTCCATTCTAGATACGGACGATTCTCGTTTAATTCCGGAAGTGTATCCTGCCTCCGGATAAGCAATACCGTGATTGGTTCGAACGGTAACTATCGGCCTATCTATCTTTTTAATTACAGGTAAATGTGCTGATGTCAATTCAATAACAAATGCATGTTTCGGATTGGCTATCATTGTCATACCTTTCACTCCAACGTCTTTCTTATCTTCTCCTTTATACTCTATAATAGATTTTATTGCTTTACTCAATTGATGTTCAGATAAAGACTTTCTAATCTTTAATCCATCATATGAAGGTTGTACTCCTTTTTTCTCTTTGTCAAAATCAACTTTACCGGTTACAATGTCTGCTTCAATTTCATCATAATGTACTAGTAATGATGCATTGATAATACCAATACCATATTCATTCATGCCCTCAGACCAATCTGTAATTGTATCATGAATATACACTACTTCAACGCCATCAATAAGTTCATGAATTATTTCTATTTTCGGAGAATACTTTCTATCGCGATTCTTAGCTAAGATGGTTTCACCATTCAAATGTACAGTGGCAACTACGCATTCGTTCAAAGAATTGGGTAAAAGTTTTTTCAGTTTCACTTTTTTATTTTTAATGGGTTAGGACTCGTCAACAACTTTGCTCCTATAACCGTTTTCTCTAAATCAGGATATACCATCATTTGATCTCCCTGATGTTTCATGATTGCGTTCAATTTTTTCAACTTTTTCTTGTGTCTCTCCATTTCCTGTGCGTTCATCGTAGCACCTGAAAATTCTTTTAAAGAACCGACTCGATCCGGTGTTACAGATTTAACAGAAACTGCAGGATATTCATCACTTAATTTAGCTACAGCTTTTACATTTTTTATCGAGTCGTCAATAAATGTGATATTTGTTGCGCCTCTTTTAATTTCCTTTTCAATCCAATCCACTTTCTTTTGCGGATCTGATGAAGCTACTGCTACTACATATACATCCAATCCCATACGTTTCAACCAGTATCTGATTGGAAATGCCAATCGTCTCGCAGTCAATATGGTAACTTTATTAGCCGGATTTTTCGTAGCAGCAACTAACAGTTTCCAAATTTTATCGATCGGTTTCGGTGATTTCAACATTTTGTTGAACTCAGTGTAATCAAACTCATCGCCCGGTTTAGCATTATACACTGCATATTCGGCCGGATTCAAGAAAGATTCAGTACCATCTTTATGTACAACTCGAACTCTAGTATCAGTCGTAGCAAGAGTATCATCGAAGTCAAAAATCTTCGAAGATTTATAGGAATATTCTAATAATGTTTTGAGTTTGATCATCATTTACCTTTTAGAATTTGACTTACTGGTTTAGAAGACCACATCTTGCAAGACCAATAACCCGCACTCGTTCTGTCCTTCTTTTGAGAACATTTATGTCTCGCTCTAAAAGATTTTCTTCTTTCCGGATCATCTCTCTTTATGGACATGTTCGGGTCACCAAAATTCACTTTTACCACATTACCTTTGTCATTTGTAACATACACTTTATACTTCTTTACATCTCCTCTCATAGGCTTGTTTAGAGTAACGGTACGCCCTTGATATACTGCTTCTGATATAGTAGCTTCTTTTAATGAATTCATGAGCTTAATCGCACATTCTGTACATAAATTTTTACCGTCAATTGCTTCGTTAGTTTTTCTCCAAGTACCGCCAGCTTTCTTATACTGATTAGCAGCCCAAGCATTTGCATAAGCTGATGGATAAACATCAAACTTCTTTTTTGCTTGACTTTTATAATATGACCACTTACCGGGATCATTCGGTACATTTTTCTCTAATAAAGAATTTAATTGTTCCAATTGAATGTTCATACCATTACCTTTATTAACTTGATAAAATTTGTTTTAGCATCTGTAAAGTCAGAATCAGTATCATCAAACAGTTTGGTTTCAATTGTCCCGTTATTTTTCTTCATCAAACATACGGTGGCGTCAAATTGTTCCAATCCATTCAAGGTGTATACTATTCCAATATATGCATACTTGTCTGTAACTCGAGCCATGAAATATGCGTCTGATATAATGTGTCTTAATTGACCTAAATCTGTTAACGGTGCAGTAAATACATGTTCTTTATTTTTCAATCCTATATACTTAAATGCAGGATTGCAATTGAATTTCATTGAAAATTCATTGAAATAAGGTAAAGCCATTAATGCTTCAGTATGTTCTTCTTTTAAAATTGATTTTAACTTTATCATTGTATTGAAATTATACTTTTAATTTACGCTTTCTTTACCTTCGGAAGAGTTACTACGTATCTACCATCACTAAATATATCTATTTTTGCACCCGGTATCTGTTTTGCAATATACGCTTTATATAAATTTGCCCGACGCATATCACCTTCGTCAGCCTTTGAAGGAGTAAAACTGATTTCAGTTACATTTGGTACTGTCGCTGCATGAGTTTTAACTGCTGCAATTACTGTTGCCATTATTCTGAATTGTTCATTTCTATTTGTAAGCGTATCGTATGTACCCGTTTTAGGTTTAAATGCAACTACAAGTCGAATTTTATCAAAACCTAGTTCAGATTCAATTATACGTATTTCATATTTTAAACCTGAGTCAGTTGTAAAAGTATATTTCACCATAATCCCGCCTTCAGGTCGAGTATCGCGAGTAAGTTCAAATTTATATGGCTTTGCTGATGCATCACCAATTTCATTGATACCAGTTTTTACTTTTATAGGTTTTTGGCCTTTTGATTGTTCGCCGCCTTTTTTCGCATCACCACCTTTTCTTTGAGCAGCTCTTTTTCTTTTGACAAAAGCAGCTCGGCCGGCTTTGCCTAACTTCTCAGCTTTTTCTTTTGATAAACATGCTGAATAAGCATCACCTTCTTCTGCATCACCGCATTTTCCTACTCTATCTCCTGAGGAATTGTATCTATCCCAGCCGCCGCCTCCGACGCCACCTTTCTTGCCTTTACCGAACCAATCTCGCAAGTCTTCGACAAGTAATTCTTTTAACTTAATCATTCTTTATTGATTTATAGATTTGTAAACGTTTTCACTTATTAATACATTAACAGGTTTTGCATATTCAACTCCAAAATGTACTACTTCCGATTCATTTTTATCAGCATCGGATACGGCTGCATATACCGTACCAAGAAAATTTTCATTGAAAATAAAATCATTTGAAAGTTCACTGATTAAAATGATAGTACCTCTTCCACCTTCTAAATTCTTTGTTGTAGTACTACCGAACCATCGTGCTACTTCTGCATCAGTCGTCCAACTTTGAAGTACTGTCCTAGGATTGTAATCGACAGGCCGTTTTCGTATGTAACATGATTTCCAATCAGGAGATTTATACGGTTCCCAATCGCTTCGATTCGTATTTAAAATTTTATCAATCCAATCACCATGTACGCCTCTGTATACAGGAGTATTTATTGCTGTACTCGGTTCAAATACTTGCGGGAATTTACTTTTAGCTAACTGTAACAATGATTTAAACTTGATTAAAGTATTAGCAGACTTTGTCATACCACTTCTAAATCCTTGAACCCAATCAACTATTGCTATCAAAATCTTCAATTCAATATCAGATAAATTTTCACCGGGAGTCTTTAAGTAGTTTTTTATAGCATCATTAACTGAATCTAAAACATTATCATCATATGGAAGATTCTTTATCTTGTTGAATGCACGTTTAGATGCAAACGGTACTTTACCGAATGCATCATCCACTTCATCTTCAATAAGTAATTTCAATTTTATCATTTCGTAAACTTGGAATCTAATACCGGCTTCAATTCTTTTACTAAAACATCTAACGCTTTACCGACTTTCGGACCCATACCGTTCCAAAGTTTTTCTTTTGATATACCAGCCCAATCTGCTACTCCACCTAATATAGCATCTTCAATACCTTCATAAGTATAATCTTCCATTAAAGATTTTTTTACTTCTTCTCGGATTAATCGTTTAAGTTGTGATAGCTTCATGATATATTATTTTACTACTTTCAAATCAAACATTTGTGCGAGCTTTTTACATATCTTTTCCGATTCTATTTTATCCCAATCAGAAACAAATACCTCACCATCATGAATAGTAGCTATATGCATTGAAAATGGTACTGATGGTTTGAATGGCTTTTTTCGTACTCCGGAACCAATAATAACAATTTTAGGTCCGTCGATGCCCGGTGAACCGTATGAGTATCCATATCCCCCATCTGCTACTGTAGCCCTAATGTTCGATAGACCGCCGATTGTCGATGGGAGAATATTAGCCTTGTTTATCTTATCCACCATATCGCGAAGCTGTCCCGCATCCGCGCCGGTTTCATTCATTACAGATTTAACTTCTTCTCGTATTAATTGTTTAAGTTGTGATAGCTTCATTGTTTTAAATTTAATAATAAATATATCAATGTTTAGTAAAGGTACCGTTACCAATCCGGGTCCGGTAATATATTTTTTTTAGTTCTAATTTTATTGAGTTCAGTATCCGAAAACTTACATTTATTTGAACAGTATATTCTAGTATTTGATTCGAATTCATTCGAGCATATTTTACATTTTTTCATTACGCCGTTATTAGGTTCTAATATAAATATAATTAAATCGTATATTATTTCCAATCATGAAAAAAGGCGTCCTTTCGGACGCCTCATTGTACAATATTAAGAGTTATGGTCTATTAGATAGACTGCAAACCTTTAACGTAGATCTTACCATAGAATTCAGGACGAACGACTTTCTTAGCGTATCTTGTCATTACACCTTTTCTAGGAGTGAAGTTATTAGGATCCATTACAAGTGGAGTCATAATCAACGGTACATATGGAGCATAAACAGCACCTGTCTCAAGGAACTGAGCACCACGGTAACCTAATAGGATCGTGTTCTCTAACATATAAGGATTCTTGTATACAGTGAATCGGTTGTTCAACAAACCTACTTTCTGTACACCCATCGCAAATTGCATCTTGTCACCATTAGTGTCAGCTGCATATCCAGGGATAGATTCAAGAATAGTAGCTACATCAGGAGAACATACAAGGAAGTTTGCACCACCTCTTAAAGTCTTTTGATGAATTTTGTTAGATACTTTCTGGATCTTGGTACCTAGAGTTTGGAACCATTGACCTTGGTTGTACGCAGAAGCTGCATTGGTTGAAGAGTCGGCAGTGAAACCGTTACCATTCCAATACTCACCTACGGTAGTTGACCAGTACTCAGTGGTAACTGCATTCTGGATAAGCATATCTAGAATTTCTAGATCCACTTCCATTGAGATGTACTCAGATAACATTGAAGTCAATTCAGCTTCAGCATCAATTGAATGGTATGCATTCAAGTCCTGAGCGAATTCCGGAGTCCAAATAGCTTTTAACTTACGAGTCTTAGCTACAATAGTATCAGAACGAAGTTCAACGTTGATTTCAGGGATGTTAATGCTAGTTGCACCACCTGAAGTATCTTCGAAATCACCTCTGTTATCAGCAACTGGCTGAACTTGATAAGTAACTGACGTTACAGCTGCTCCAGTTAATGCAATTGAACCGGACACTACAAATGAAATTCTTTCGTTAGTAGCATCATAGCTAGTAAACTGAGGGAATACAGCGGAAATAGTTGAACCGGTAGGAATAAACGCTCTAACACCTTTAAGATCAGGACGAGTAAATGATGCAGTAGATACTGTGATCACTTTGAAATCAGCGTGCTTACCAGCATATGAAGCTGAGAACTTGGTGTCGTAATTGAAAATTGAATCAGTGAAACCTGCAGTAGCTGCAACGATAGATGCAGTAGCAGCGTTAGGTGTTACTGATGCTGAGGTATACAATACGGCAGTTACTTGGTCATTGATAGAATAACCAAAACGACCTGCACCGTAAAGACCTTGGTTAGCATCAGCAGTATCATTAGTTACACCGAATACTGAATCAACTTGATAACCAGGCTTAGTAGGATCAGTTGAAGTTCTGTCACTTGCTCCTTTAAAACCGGCTACGGTTGAACCATACTTGAAGTCCAAGTAGAATACTAGACCTGAAGGAAGGTTCATTGGCTGAACTGATACAAAGTCTTTTGCAGCAATCTCAGCAAAAATACGACGAACTAACGGTAGCGCTACGCCTGCCCATTGTTCTGAATTGGTACTAGTACCGGTACTGTTTGCTTCGGTTACTAGTTGTTTTGCTTGATTCTCAAGCATAATAGCCATACCATGCTGGTCATACTCATGTTTTAGACCTTCTAATAGACCGGTCTTTTTCCACTTGTTAACCAAACCCTTGGTTTCAGCAATTTGTTTCCGATATACATTATCGGTGTCTTTTAACAAATTTGATGTACTCATGTTTTTGATTTTTTAAATTGTTTACAATAATCCGGCTAACTTTTTAAATCTGTTAGCTTGTTCATTTCCTTCGGTTAATACAGTAGCATTGTTAGGTCTAGTTGACGCTACAGGCTTACTTGCAAATCCTTCTTTTACTACCTTTTTAGCAACAGGTGCTTTGAAAGATTCAGTCAATGTAGTGTAAATCAACTTGATCTCACGCATTGTATTGGCGCGATCGAAATTTTCTATAACCTTCATTTTTTGACTGTCGCTTAAGTTGAATGATTTAAACAACTTGTTTGAGTATAGAAGCTTTGCATTCAAGATATTCACTTCAGTGAGTTTTGACTTCAAATAAGTGATAACATTGTATGCTTCTTCCAATTCAGCTGAATGATCTTCAGCTTCCTCTTCTGCAACTTCTTCGTCTTCTTCACGAAGAGAACTAACGATTTCATCTAAATCAACTTCCTCATCATCAGCCATTTCTTCTTCCAATTCTGCTTCTTCTTCTGAATCCATCTCTTCTTCGCGTAAAGAATTGATAATTTCATCCAAATCAACTTCCTCTTCTGATTCCATTTCTTCTAGTTCCACTTCAGCAGCATCTGCTTCATCTGATTCTAGTTCTCTGATGATTTCGTCCAATTCAGCGTCATCATCTTCTTCTTCTGATTCTTCAAAATCAAAGTCTTCCTCTGATTCTTCAGTTTCAGGAGTTTCTTCTGCCGGCATTTCTTCGGCAGCTTCAACCGGTTCTTCAATAACATCTTCTTCTTGATCTTCCTCTTCTTCCATTTCATTCATTTTTGCTGAAATGATAGATTGAAGTCTTGGAGCAAATGCTTCTTCAAGAGCCAATTTTGCATTAGCTAGTGCAGTCTCACGAACAGCCTTAGCCTCTACAATTGCTTCTTTTAGCAAGTCTTTCATATCCGTAATTGTTTTTGGAAATATAGTTATTGTAAACTATAATAAGTAATAAGTAATTGGTAACCTTATATTAGATGATAAGGTATATTAGTCAGTAATATATATGATTGATTTTTTTCAAAATATAACTTTTGAATTTTCGATCATGAAAATGCCTCAAATATTTCTATTCGAGGCATTTCAATATTAAGTAGATTTATTAGTAATTTTAGTATTGTTTCTAGAATTCATTGTATTCGGCGTATATTTACCATTTTTAGATTTTACATATTTGTAAATGACATCGGCAGCTAAATATATAGCATTCTGATAACCATCGGTGTCCTCATACATACCGACGTATTGATACTTCTTAGTAGGATGTTTTTCCGGAGCATTTAACTTTGCTTTTGCGAATAACGTCTTTAACTCGCGTATAACATCGCTCGGCGGAACTACCAGTAAATACTTAACGGACGGTGATACGGTTTCTTTACCGTAGCCTCTAAAATAAAAATCTCCGTCATTATAATATCGAAATAATATCCTATTAATAGCACGTACCATTTCGCCCTCGACGGTTTCTGCAGGACCGGATCCGGGTACTAATTTATCAAATAACTTAGAAATCTTATCTTCGATCGATTTTCTAAATGACTCAGACGTATTATCGACCGTATTATTTTCGGTAATTACTTTTTTAACTTCCTCTTTAATAAGAGCTCTAAATTCTGATAATTTCATGATTGAGGATTATTATTTATATTTTTGTAATACTTTAGCAATTTGTTTCGCCCATGCCTTATAGTCACCGTATACATCCGGATGTTGCTTAACATCAGCGAAAAAGTTATTTAGATCATCGTACGCATCAACAGGACCGTCCCATGCTTGTTCTAAGTTTGATATATATGTTCTAGAAGTATAATGTGCTTCCTGTAATGATTGTTTAATCTCTTCTCTAATAAGAGATTTAAATTCTGATAATTTCATGATTTTTTTTTTGAGTGATTTAAATTTAATAATAAATATGGTGAAAAATTATTACATCATTACTTTACTTAAAAAAGTTTTCACTTCACCAGATTTTATTGCAGCCATAGCCGATTCAATTGCAGCTAAATTGAAACTCGATGCTGCAGTAGTTATATCTTTCGAAGCCATTGCAGCTTTAAATGCTTTTGCAGCGCCTACTCCTGAATAGGTTGCTAGACCGGCTACAATTATATAATATAACATTTCAGTGGCTCGTTTCTTGTCAGCTGAGTCTGTGATGTTTGCTTTTCTGAAACAACCGGTTGCTTCTAAAATGTATTGCAATACCTTTACGTATGCAGAATGCCATTTATGAGTGAAACTGATAATTGTCTTTGCAATTTCCGTTTCATTGTCAGTAGGTTGATTTCCTTTTTTAAAGTATTTATTGATCTTAGACAATAAAGTACTAAATGCTTTTGTAAGTAATTCTACAACTTTAGGAGCTGCTAATATGATACCAATCCATGATATCGGATCTAACGCTTCTTGCAGTTCACCGTTTTCTTCCGACTCGACTTCAATATTTTCCTTTTCTACTTTGACTGATTTTGCAGATGAAGTTATCTTTGATAACGCTGCTTTCATTTCTCTTTCAAGATCAGCATTAATTTCATCAGTCTCATATTCTTTTATTACTGACTGAGCTATTTTCGACAATGATATTGAATTACTCACTTTTCGCTTTGTAGTTTTTATCTATATAATCAAAAAACTGCTTTTTCTTGTTTTCATCTTTAAAATCGGCAGGAGATTTAACATTGAACTTTTTCATAGCATTCATAAAGAATTTCTGATATTCATCACCTTCAGTTACTACCGAATTCATTTTATAATATCTACCCAATGTAGATCCTATATCTTCATAACAAGCTTCTAATCTCTGTTGAAGTTCTGAGATTTGCTTTGCAGTCTTTTCGAATGTTTTATAAGACTCCCCTAATTGCTTCATATGTCTTTGTACTGTAACTCTATCAAACCAATCTTCGGTTTCCGTTACAGTGATATGAGATGCAGCTTCTACAATTGATTTGATAGTTTCAGTGAGTTCTTGCAATGAATGATCTCGATATATAGAACTACTTAAATTGGAGAAATTGGATACAGCTTCTAAAAACTTTTGTTTATCTTCTTCAGACATTCGAGCTTCTTCCTGTTTGGTAGGTTCCCAAGCTTCTTTAGCTAATTTACTTAGACTGATTGGTTTCTGAGTGACGATACCCCATGTAGCAAATCCTTCTTTTAATGATTCTTTTTTCATGTTTAAGGATTGTATTTATTAATTAATTTTGTTAACTCATTCATCTTCTTTTTCAAAAGATTAAAGTCAATTTTAGATCCTGCATATTGATTCTTCGGACCTAAATAAAAATCCAAATCATCACGAAGTTCCTCCATGGATTTCAATACCCACGGATGAGCATTCGAAGTGGGAAGCGCTTCTGATATAATAGACTGTTTAATCACTTCTCTAATAGTATTACGTAATTCTTCAATCTGTACAGATTCTTCTTTCTTTTTCTTTTCAGGAAGTCCTTTATGTTTAGTACCTGCAAATTTGTCTATTTCTTTTGTAGACATAGATTTTGCAATGTCCTTAACATCTTTTGATACTGCTGAGGATTTTACATCACCGGACTTAACTGCTTTTACGAGTCCGAACAATCTTTGTTGTGCTTTTGATACTGCCGGCATACTATTTAATTTACTATAATTATCAACCTAAACTAATAATATCACTAACAATTTGATTCAATCTATCAAATTTATTTGCTTTTGATATAAGACCTCTGTTAACTGATTCTTGAATTGGTTGTAAAAATGCACCTTGAGTTGAAGGATTACTTACAAAGTCAAAACATAACAATTCAAAGTCATCTTGTACCTCTAACATACCTTCTTCCAATTCTCGAACTGAGCCCATACCTCTTGATGAGATACCTACTGTAATACCGGATTTAAACAACTCTTTCAATATGTTCCCGGCTGGTGTAGATAGAACTTCAACAGTACCAACTAAATCATTACCATCCCAATGCATTTCAATTATATTATGCGATACATTGTTAAGGTTGATGACTGTTGAGTCCGGATGATCCAGTTCACCTAAAGCTCTTCTTTGTTTGATCAACTCTTGATATTTGCGTTCTTCTCGAGTCAATACATGCTTGGGGTATCTTCTACCGTTTTGATTTTTAGCATCAGCTCGTTGCAATACTCCTTTTACTATGAGTTTACCGCCTGTTTTAATACTTTCATTTATCGCTTCCGTGGAAACTTTAAACGGTATATAATCTACAATTAATTGCTTCATGGTTTACGCATTTAAATCTTTAATTTTATGAGCAAGTCTAACTAATCGCTCAGATATTTTATACAACTTATTCTTACTTGACTTCCAGAATTGTGATGTGTCTACACTCATTTCCTGTTTCAATTTCAAGTTCTGATTTATAACGCGTTCAATTTCAAACATTCGCTTATTCACTTCATGAATAGCTTTGTTAACTTTCTGCTTAGCAGATAATGTCGTATCTTTTTTGTAATCTGAGTAAGTACCTTCTAGAAATAGAGACTTACTAATTTCCATGTAACTGGATTCTTTAACCTTTTTAACTTTCTTGTAACCTAAAATTTCCGGATCAGGATTTTTTCCGAACGCATTAGGAGTTAAATAACCAGGTACACCGGCTGAAGTCGAAACTTCCTCAATTTCATCTTCATTAGATTTAACCTCATCATCAGTTTCAATACCTTCTTTATCTAAGATATCTTTAGGTAATTGAACGCCTTCCCGTAACATTTGTAATGTATTTGATATGTAGCTCATCGTAATACGAATAAGTTGCCTGAATTTAATGTGATAGTGGTAACTCGAAATTCATGAGTTACTCCGGTTGCAAGTCCACCTAAATGCATTGTACCGCCGGAAGCTAGGGTCACTGAACCTGAAGCTGATCCGGATATCAACAATTTGACTGCAGATCCGCTTGCATTATACGTAGTAGATCCGGTTAATAAAATTGCCGTACTAGGCACTGCAGGTATTAATGCAGACCACATTGAACCTGTTGCATTTGAATATGTGTATCCCGGATCAATCATTTAAATATAGTTTTAAGTTCATTAGATAATTCAT